CAGGTTTGCGTATTATCCATGTTGACCATGTTGCTTATCATGGAGGAAGTATACGTGTAACAGCACAGAAAGGTCCAACTGATAGCATTCCGGATCATGTGCAACAATTTATAACAACAGAAACTCAAAATGGCTTGTTTGATCCCAATACCTATGTTATAATGCAACACGGTATGCAAGCAAGACGTGATAGATGGTTGCAGGATTTTTATAAAATGAGAAGATTTGAGTCGAGTAAGATAATTGGGGTTGGTGCTGCTGCCAAAGCCAATACTTGGCTGAATTGGCATAGATTGGATCATACATTGATACATTGCATCACAGATAGTTCACCGCATAAGCAAGGCAAATTTACACCACTTAGCCGTATTCCTATTCTGGGTGATGAAGAATTTGCAAAGTACGAAAATCCTTATGCACTAATTTTAAGCTGGAATATTGGTGCGTCACTAAAGAAAGCACTACTAAGTATTAACCCAACCACAAGGTTTATCTCACAATGAAAAAGATTAATGTTTTTACACCTGGCAACACCGGGCTAGAAATCCACACAGATGATCGTGGTACCATAGCCGACGTATTTTACAATGCAAATTTGCATCATGTCGCAATTGTTAAAAGTAATCCACATGCATTGCGTGGCAATCATTATCATAAGGAAACTACTCAACACATGCTAATGACAAAAGGTGTGATGGAATATTGGTATAAGCCAGTTGGATCTACAGAACCAAGTCAGATGGTATTGGCCGAGGTGGGCGATTTAGTGTCAACCCCACCATACGAAATCCATGCATTGCGTTATCGTGATCCAGAATCAGAATTTGTTGTATTTTCCGAAGGCCCACGCGGTGGTTCTGACTACGAATCCGACACATTTCGTGTCGATAGCATTTTCGACGGTAAATGAAAGCACTGGTATTAGGAGCCGCAGGTGGCATAGGGAATGCCTTATGCGATCAGTTGACTGCACAAGGACATGAGGTAATCCAATACCGCAGAACTGAATTAGATTTGTCAAATTCTGCTGCAGAACAGCAACTATCTATGCTACTGTCAAAAGAACAACCGGACTTAATTTTTAATTGTGCTGGAATGTTAGGCAATAATCGTTCAAGTCATGATGAGATATTCAAAGTCAATGTTGGTAGTAACTGGGGTATTATCCAACACTATCTAAACAATCAACAGGATCATCGGATACGAATTGTGATGTTAGGTAGTACCGCATATCACAGTGGCAAAGCAGGCTATATGTTATATGCAGCATCAAAAGCTGCGTTACATAATCTGTGGCAAGGTGCCGCACTTGCATTACCATCAAATATCGTGATTGGCCTATTACATCCGGGCCCAACTCGCACAAAAATGATAGCACATATGATGGATCCAAATAAAACTTATCACGAAGCTGATGCGGTAGCCACCGCCATGCTTGCACTTTGTAATGATATGACGGTGAGTACAGTACAAGAAATGGAGTATCCCGAATGAAAACAGCATTTATAACAGGTATTGCAGGACAAGACGGTAGCTATCTATCTGAACACTTACTTTCCCTAGGTTATAGAGTAACCGGCATTGTTCGACGTAATAGCACAGTAGAGCATCAACGCAATAGATTATTCCATTTGCCATCACTTGAGCTCGAGTACGGTGATCTCACTGACCAAAGTTCATTAGAACGTGCGCTTAGATTGTTTAAACCAGATGAGATTTATAATCTTGGCGCACAGTCACATGTGCGTATCAGCACTGATATCCCACAATTTACTGCACAGGTCAATGCGTTGGGTGTATTAAATCTGCTGGAATCATATAGACATATTTGTCCGGAGGCAAGATTTTATCAAGCCAGCAGTTCAGAAATGTTTGGTAGTGCTGTGGATTACGATGGGTTCCAACGTGAAACATCAAAGATGACTCCGGTAAGTCCATATGGTTGCAGCAAGGTATTTGCTTATAATATAGTGCATAACTATCGCATTGGGCATAAACTATTTGCCAGCAATGGAATATTATTCAATCACGAATCTCCGCGCAGAGGCAGTAACTTTGTAACAAATAAAGTCGTGAAAGGTGCAGTAGAAATCAAACTTGGATTGGCAACAACTCTTGAAATGGGTAATATGGATAGTTTTAGGGATTGGGGCCATAGCAAGGACTATGTTAAAGCCATGCATCTAATATTGCAACATGACAAAGCCGATGACTTTGTTGTAGCCACAGGAGAAACCCGTTCGGTGCGAGAAATGTGCGATTATGTTTTTTCACAGCTGGGATTAAATTATGCAGATCATGTTGTGCAAAATCCCAAATACTTGCGTCCTGAAGAATTAAAATATCTACGCGGGGATAGCACGAAGATACGTACCACACTTGATTGGAAACCCGAATATACCTTTAATATGTTAATGGACGAGATGATAGAGTTTTGGATGAAGATATATCAAGATCAGCAGCACACAGTATGAAATCCTTTCGTATCCAAGACGTTGTTATAGGTAATGATCAACCGTTGATGTTGATAGCTGGCCCTTGCCAAATTGAAAGCCAACAACATGCTATAGATATGTGTGGGCAGCTTAAAGAAATATGTCGTGAACTTGGTATGGGATTGATCTATAAAAGCAGTTTTGATAAAGCCAATCGCACAAGTGGTTCTACACAACGTGGTGTTGGAATAGATAAAGGCTTGGCTATATTAAACCATGTAAAAAATATGCTGGATGTTCCAATTCTAACTGACATACACGAATCATATCAAGCTAAACTCTGTGCAGATGCTGATATAGATGTATTGCAAATTCCTGCATTTCTATGTAGACAAACTGATTTGCTAATAGCAGGAGCAGCCACAGGACTTGCAATCAACATAAAGAAAGGGCAATTCCTTGCTCCTTGGGATATGAAAAACGTAGCTGAAAAGATTGCATCAGCAGGCAATGATAGAATCATGCTATGTGAGCGTGGAACAACACATGGATATAATACATTGGTTGTTGATATGCAAAGCTTGCCCATCATGGCAGAAACTGGATATCCAATTGTGTTTGATGCTACTCATTCTGTACAACGGCCCGGAGGACAGGGCAACAGTTCAGGAGGCAATAGACTGATGGTTCCATATCTTGCTCGAGCTGCGGTAGCAACCGGCTGTGTTGCTGCGGTGTTTATTGAAACGCACAAGGATCCAGATAATGCACCTAGTGATGGACCAAACATGGTCAAACTGTCTGAGTTAAAGAATATGCTTATACAGATACAAACAATAGACCAAGTAACCAAGGATATGTTATGAAAAAAGTGTATGTGAGTTGGAGGGATGTAGAACAACAAGTGCAGGATATATCGCGGCAAATGTGGATCGATAATTGGCATCCAGATTACGTTGTGGGTATAACCCGTGGTGGCTTGGTTCCTGGTAACTTACTAAGCCAATATCTCGATTGTCCAATGCATACATTGAAAGTCAGTTTACGTGATGGGGATGATACCGAAAGCAATTTATGGATGGCAGAAGATGCTGCAAATCCTGTTATTGAATCAAGAAAGAATATACTCATAGTTGATGACATCAATGATTCTGGGGCAACACTGAATTGGATAATGCATGATTGGGCTTCAAGTTGCACTGCATATAGTGATGATTGGAAAGAAGTATGGGGAGTAAATGTCCGTTTCGCAGTTCTATATGACAACGAAGCCAGCAAGGCCAATCAAGCAGTTAGCTACAGTGCGATCACGGTTAACAAACATGAGGATCCACAATGGATAGTTTTCCCCTGGGAAGAATTTTGGAAAAATCATTGACAACATCGACAAAGGGTGTTATAATGTTGTATAAACTAATTTAGGATTAGAATGACTTATCAAATGCCAGCCGAAGGTATATTAAAACGTAGTGGGTGGGGAGATGCTGTCTCCTATCAAGTAACTTGTCAATGTCACGACGCCAATCATGATCATAATGTTTGGGTAGAAGCAGATGGTACAAATGTTACTGTTACAAGTTATACTACTCAGAAATCCAAGTGGTGGAGTTTAACTCGTTGGCAAACTATTTGGCGTTTGCTTACTCGAGGCTACATTGAATACGAAGCCGACATCATTATGACTGAACAGCAAGCTCTCAACTACGCAGAAACATTAAAGTTAGCCATAAAAGATGTAAAAGAGTTTAAGGAAAAAAATGTCAAAAATTAAAGTAGCAGAACTATTTTATAGTATCCAGGGTGAGGGAAGATATATGGGAGTGCCCAGTATCTTCTTAAGGACTTTCGGCTGTAACTTTACTTGTGCAGGATTTGGTATGCCACGCGGCGAACTTAGTAGAGAAGCTACGGAGATTGCAGATATTGCACACATGTTTACTAAGTATGAAGATCTTCCACTTGTGAGCACAGGCTGTGACAGTTATGCATCGTGGGATGTGGCATTTAAAAATCTAAGTCCAATGCTGACAACTGATGCGATTGCAGAAAGAATTACAGAGATTTTACCATATAAAGAATGGCGTGATGAACATCTTGTTATCACTGGTGGTGAACCATTGTTGGGTTGGCAACGAGCTTATCCAGAGTTACTGAATCATCCCAAGATGCAGTCATTAACAGAAATCACGTTTGAAACAAATGGTACCCAACCGTTATCGCCCGACTTCAAGTCCTATTTACAAGATTGGAATAAAGTTGGTAGAGAAATTACATTCAGCGTCAGCGCCAAACTTCCATGCAGCGGTGAGAAATGGGAAGATGCAATCCGTCCCGAAGTGGTATGTGAATATGAAGAAGTTGGCACAGCATATCTTAAATTTGTTATCGCCACAGAACAAGATGCAGATGATGCGATGCAAGCCATAGATGAATATCGTGCATTTGGATTTTACGGACATGTATATCTAATGCCGGTTGGAGGTGTGGAAAGTGTTTATGCGTTAAACAACAAAACGGTAGCATTATTAGCTATGAAACATGGTCTTCGTTATAGTGATCGACTTCAAGTTCCATTGTTCAAGAATGAGTGGGGGACATGATTTAAACAAATGTCTCAATGTATTCCATTATTAATACATGCTGATCCTGGGGCAAGATCTGGTTTGGTAGCATCTTGGTTATTAAAACAGTTAACTGGTGCATATTTTGATGTTGGTGCTATTATTAAGCCCAGATTTAAAAAAATACATTGGTTGGAAAATAAAACGCAATTATACGAATTTGATGGATTTAAAATTAGGATACAATCTAATTTAAAATATATAGATCAACAATTGTTGTTATTTTTAAGAAAAAATGTATGGGTTCAGATTCCAACATTTACTAAAGATGAATATAGTATTGAGATGTATGCCAAATTAATGATATTTGCTCAGGAAATTTACTATCGCCAAGGATTTCTAAGTAAGGATCCTGCTGGTATTGATTACTCATTATACGACGAAGTTATTGATTTTATAGATACGTACAATACCGCAGCGATGATTAAATTGTATCAAAAGTTCAATGATTGTTATCCAACTGATGATGAAATTTTCAGTCTTGAAGCTACCAATAAATGCAACACTTTTGAGATTGATAAAAATCAAGTTTATTCTATTATCAAACTTATTTTAAATAAAGAGAAAAACTTAGAGCTTAACGAAGAAGATCGTTTTTGGTCAATAGTAGATGTTTATAAATCTACCCCAACAAACAAACTATATGAAACAGTTGATCAATTAATTAATACATCAAATTACGGAAAAGATTTAAATAAAACAGAAAGGATAACATAATATGTTTGATTATCTAAAGAAGAAATTTGCAAAGAAGACAGTAAAGCCACGAGAATCACGTGCAACTCTTAAAATACGAGAAATAGCAGCAGGTGCAGAGCAGATTAAATCCGAAAAGGATCTTGCTAATGAGCGTGGAGAACCATATGTTTCTATTCTAAGCATGGATATTGATCCGGAGAATCTCCATCAAGGTAGCTTTGAATTAGATTGGAATGAGAAATTTGTTAGCAATTTAGTCCGGGCAGGCTATCAAGGAAAAACCGATTCTGACATTGTAGATCTTTGGTTCCAAAATGTTTGTCGACATGTAGTTATGGAAACTTGGGAGCAGGAACAAGCCATGAACCCTGCCCGCACTACAAAGAGCAAGGACATCGGCGGCGGACGTAGCGAGGTGTCGTGAAGTTGTTGTTTGTTAACGGCGATAGCCATACTGCGGCCGCAGAAGCAATAAACACACATGCCTTTGCCGAGGATGATTCTGATTATTGGATGTTTGGCCGTGCTCCACATCCGGATAATTTTAAAGTAAGTTGGGCTAATCAATTAGCAAGTGCATTAGGCGTTGATTTGTATTGTGGAGCAGAAAGTGCCAGCAGTAATTCAAGAATCTTAAGAACTACAAGAGAATGGTTAACGCATGCTTCAAATACTAATGATTTGATTATTATACAATGGTCAACTTGGGAACGAGAAGAATGGCTAATCGATGGTATATATTACCAAATCACTGCATCAGGTACTGATGATGTTCCAGCCGAGCATCAACCACGTTATAAAGAATATATTGCCAATGTTGATTGGCAACAGGTGGCACAGAAAGCACATGATGATATATGGCAATTCCATAAGGAATTATTACAACAGCAAACACCTCATGTTTTCTTTAATGGTAATAACAGTTTTGATACCATAGTAGAACGCAAGGATTGGGGCAATAGCTATATTGATCCATATATTTCTGAAGGAACATTTGATCAGAGGTTACGCAATGCTGGATTCGATACAGTTAATCCCAAATCTTGGCATTTTGATGCCAAAGCCCATTGCTTTTGGGCGCAATCTATGTTACAATACATTACTTTAAATAAACTTACCTAAGTCAATGATATTCAAAACAAGACCTAATAATAAAAAGCAATTTAATACTCAACATAATTTTGGTATTAACAATTTAATCGTTAGTGGATGTAGCTTTACCTATAATAATCACGAAATCTCAGCTGTATCATGGCCATATTATCTCAAAGATATTGGTGGGTTCAATCAGGTATTTGATTGCTCATTACCAGGGGCAGGCAATCATCATATATGCAATTCGTTACAATGGGCTTTAGAAATGGATAATACTAATCCAAGCGATAGTTTAGTAATTGTGATGTGGTCCGGCTATGATAGAGATGATTATATTTGTCCTGATACAAATATTAGATCTCAACTACCTTATCCATTTAAATTTCATTATAGTAGCAATATTGAGAGTGCTATTACTGGAGGAACCAGTTTGGAAAGTAAAGGAAATACTATTAATTATTTTAAAGAATTTTCATTAACTAAAACACGCGAATCAAGGGCTATAGAAAATTATTTGTATATCTTAGGATTATGGAATTATTTAACAGTTAATAACTATAAATTTTTATTTTTAAATTATAAAGATTATGTACTTCCTAATAGGACTGAAGACTTTGATATAAAAGAATATTTGCCAAAAGACATTATTTCAAAATTAAATAGCATGATTACTTATATTACCAGCCCATATGTATGGGCACTTAAAAATGATTTATTATCGAAGGATAATTTTCACCCCTCACCAGATGGGCATTTAGATTGGACTCGAAAAATACTATTGCCAAAACTACAAACAATATTGACTTGACTTCTAATTCTACTTATGTTATTATACTAATATGAAATATCTAATAGTCGACACATTAAATACTTTTTTCCGAGCTCGGCATTCTGCCCATCGTGCTGCAGATTCTGAAGAGAAAGTGGCATTTGCTTTGCATGTCACCATGTCCAGCATCTCTAAATGCTTTCGTGATCAAAAGGCTGACCATGTTGTGATCTGTTTGGAAGGGCGCAGTTGGCGCAAGGATTTCTATAAGCCATACAAAGCCAATCGTGCTGTGGCCCGTGCAGCACTATCCGAAACTGAACAAGAAGAAGATAGGATGTTCTGGGAAGCGTTTGATACGTTAAAAACTTTCTTCTACGAAAAAAGCAATTGCACAGTATTACAACATCCCAGCCTTGAAGCTGATGATCTAATAGCTGGATGGATACAAGCACACAATGATGATACTCATGTCATTGTCAGCAGTGATTCTGATTTCCATCAGCTATTGGCAAGTAATGTTAAACAGTACAACGGAATACAAGATGAGTTGCACACCTTGGAAGGTATATTTGACAAACGAGGTCGCTTGGTACTTGATAAGAAAACTAAAGAACCCAAGCGTATACCCGAGCCAGCATGGATATTGTTTGAAAAATGCATGAGGGGTGATCCCAGCGACAATGTATTCAGCGCGTATCCTGGTGTGCGAACTAAAGGTAGCAAGAACAAGACTGGACTGGAAGAAGCATTTGCTGATCGCGGAAAACGGGGATTTGCTTGGAATAATCTAATGCTAAGTCGTTGGGCGGATCACAATGGGGTAGAACATAAGGTCATGGATGATTACGAACGTAACGTGACCTTGGTTGATCTTAATGCACAGCCAACAGAGATTAAAGAAATGATTGTAAAAACAATTACAGAAACCGAAAGAAAGAATGTATCACAAATCGGAAGCCATTTCCTAAAGTTTTGTGGCAAACATGGTCTTACCAAGCTTGGAGAAAATGCCGGAGATTACTCCAGGTGGCTCGCTGCAACTGATGAGTTGGTACAACATCATCATGAATAAAGAACTCAATGGAGTTGTCTCAGCGACAATAATGTTTGTGGTACTATTCAGTGCTCTTGTTACATGGCTATGTAAAGAATTCGCATAAAACAATGATGCAAACAGAAGAAGAAATCGTATGGGCAATAATTATTTGTTTATCAATTCTTCTTCTACTATTGCACATGAATTGGTAACATCATAATCAAGGAGAATTACAATGATCATTGCTAAACCTGTAATAGATAAACAGTTTTGGATACTGCAAAAGGACAATCGTAAGATTGGCAACGTTGAAGCATGTGCTGGTGGCTATCAAGTAAGTATCAACAATCATGTTATACAGTACAAGACCATGCATCAAGTACAAAAGAATATCCCTATGCAGTTTGAACCTTGTGCTAAAAAGAAAGTAACTGCATCAACACAGATGGTACATGGGTTTCCGACCAAGACTAAACCACATAATGCAGTATGGGATGTGACACATAAGCTTCCGTTGTTTACCAAAGCACGTAAGAGCAAGAGCTGGTTTGCTGCTGGTTGGTATAAAATCAGTCAACATCGTGATTGGCGTGTGATGCAGGATCCAAAGTTGATCACACTACAACGATATCCCTATCAAGGTCCATACACTTCGGAATCTGACGCTGCACTATGAGTTTGCATCTATCAAAATTTATTGATCGTGTGCGAGGATTTGAATCACGTGGTATTAGAGATTTTACTATGAGCATGACCGATGCAAAAGATCTGCATGCAGATATCACCAGGCTGTTGATTGAGTTACAGGCCCTACGCGAAGCAGCGGCCGCACGTCCACGTGAGGAGATTATAACTGTCGAAGCTACGGGCGGAGCATTTTAATGTAATGCGTGACAAGATGGCATTCACAGAATCTTTAGTAAAGTTATTGCCCGAAGAATCTCGTATCAACGTTTACCAAGCATATAGCACTTGGTGGATTAATTTAAGGAATCAAGGTGGGTTACGATTAACCGATGTTGGTTATACTGTGTTTGCTGAAGTATTAAAATTTCAAGAATATGAAATTGATTATTCATATTATGATCGTCATAAAATGTTATTACAGCTAGACCAAGTGTTAGAGAATCCGTATTATATCACAGGAAAAAAAGTACAAAGTAAATTAATATTTTTCAGTAGT